TACCAAATGGCACATCTGACATTGTGTTCTGTGATGGTGCAGGATCAGGGGCGGCAGTCACTGGACTTGCTACATCTTTTAACGTAGGTAGTAGTGCAGAGGTCGCTGGTACAGCTACTGCTTTAGCCATAGCTTTAGGATAGGAGTTAAAAATGGCAAATGATGCTTCCGCAACAATACAGGCGACAGTTTTGCCAGACGAGATTGCTAAGACCTTTTCGGCAAGTATGACTGTCACTCCTGATGACGCCAACGATAAGTGGTATTACAAAAAGACTAGCGTCTCTAACTCAAGCACAGACTTAATCGCTGGTAATTACACAGATTACACCGCAGTTGACGATGACACGGCACCTACTGCCGTTGCTACAGGTGACAAAGTAAAGTTTTTGTTCATAAAAAACGTCGACACCAACAGCCGCAGCATTTACATAGTCTTGGACGCAGGCACCGCATCTTCTAGTGCAACTGACGGTATTACGATTGGCCCAAGTGAAGCTTTCGTAGCCAGACTGCCAAACACAACTGTAGCGGATATACACGCTATTTCATCTGCATCAACAGCCGAAGTCATAGTATGTGCTTTACTTGATGATGTAGCGTAGGAGTAGAACATGGCTAATACCTTTAAAAATAAGGTGTTCAACGGTGGAATAGCCAGTGCCAACTCAGATATGGCTGTTTACACCGTGCCAAGTTCTACCACTACCGTTGTTATTGGTCTGACTCTGGCGAACACTTCATCTTCTCAAATCACTGCTGACATAAAGCTGAACGCTGGAGATATGGTGTTTCTGGCAAAAGACATACCGATTCCTGCGGCATCTAGTTTTGAATACATGGCAGGCAACAAGATTGTCATGGAAACAGGGCATAGCTTGATTGTGCAAAGCGACACGGCAAACAGCTTGGACACTGTGGCGAGTATAATGGAGATCACCTGATGCCTTTTCTTGGTAATCCAGTAGTATCTAGTTTTCAGGCCAGACCTACAAGGCAGGAGTTTAGTGGTGATGGAAGCACTACCACGTTTACTCTTAATCAGACGGTTCGTGCAGAAGATATAGTCGTTTCCGTAGATGGGGTGGTTCAAGAGCCAACTGGATCATATACCGTACCTAACGGAACCACTCTTACGTTTGATGAAGCACCATCAAGTAACTCCGGTAACAATATCTTTGTTATGTACATGGGTGTATCCTCTGGGTCCATTTCACCTGCCGCAGAAAACAGAGGCAACTTTAAGTCTGGCGGTATCTTCCGCACAAACAATCAGACACTCAACACAGACACCACTATCCTAGCCACAGAGAACGCCAACGTAACTGGTCCGTTTACTGTGGCTTCTGGTGTTACACTTACAGTTGAGTCTGGCGGGACGTTGGTGACGCTATGAGTACATTAAAAGCAGATACCATACAAAGCACAGGCGGTGGTGCGGCTACGCTGACTAATCAACAGGCGGCGAAGGTTTGGTGCAATTGGGATAGCAGTCAAACTGCAAGAGATAGTTTCAATATAAGCACTGTTACAGATACAGCGCAGGGTAGAGCGACTTTAGCTTTTACAAACAATATGAGTAATAATGATTACGCTATTGCAAGTCATCAAAGACAAGGAACAGGTGATAGTTACCTCAAAGGTAGTTATGGTCTAGCTGAAGGCACAGATACTATTTCTACTTCTGAACTACTTATACGTCACGCTTCTGTCAACGCTAGCACTTTTACTGCCGCGTATGATGCAGATTATAACTCTACAATACTTCACGGAGACTTAGCATGAGTGAGGTAAAAACAAACAAACTCACTGGCGTAAGCACTGCTGGGTCTATTGTAGTCACAGGTGAAGGTAATAGCACAACGACTAACTTGCAGCAGGGTTTGGCAAAGGCGTGGATGAGATATGACCAAGTAACTCCTGCCGTTGGTGATAGTCTCAATAATTCAAGTGTAACAGATGTTTCAACGGGTCGCTTTACTTTTAATTATTCAAATAATTTCGGTAATGCAAACTACGCAAATAACGGTTGTGCGGGTTATCCGGGTTCTAATCAACAACCTATGAATTTAGGTTATGTTTCTGACCTCAACATAACAACATCTGCAACAGATTTGACAACTGTGTATCACGAAAGTACGGCAACAGACGCTAACAATGTGTCCACATCTACTTTAGGAGACTTAGCGTAATGGCACTAGGAAAAATCAAAGCAGATACCCTAGAACACAGCACCTCCGGCTCTGTAGACACAAAGTTCGTTGTTGAGGGTAGTGCAAAACAGTGGGCAAAATTTACTGTCGCCGCATCTTTAAGTGACAGTCTCAACACAAGCAGTATTACAGACACCGCGACAGGAAATTTTGAAGTAAACTTTTCAAGCGCAATGGGCAATGCAAACTACGCAGTCACAACTTGCACGTTCACTATCTACGGCAGAGAAACTCATTGTGATGCCTCATCAACCAGCGCATACGGTATAGGCACTTGGTACAATTTATCACGTTCTGAGGACAGCATAACTGACTGTGGAACAGCGGCACTTGGAGACTTAGCATAATGGAAACACCTGAATTTCAAGGCACACACTTGTTTGACCGTCTTTGCTGGGCAAAGGAAAACCTTGAGCCGCATCAGTCTGAGTATCGTGTGGTGTACGAAGATAGCGTTGATGAGTGCGCTAAAGTGCTTGTGCCTGACCCTAACTGGATGGCTTGTGCATTGCAGGGCGGTATCCTGCCACCTGTGCAGGTGTACTGGGAGTTAGCCAAAGATGAGGCACAGCCCGACTTTAAGAAGCACACAAGAGGATATTTGCTCCATAACACTGAGCCTGTCGAGGCGATGACAGAAGAGCAAGCAATTGAGTATTTGATTATGAAAGACTGCCCACAGCACGTTTGGCGTGAGTGGGATAGCGGAAACAAACCAAAACTGGTAATATGCCGCAAAGAACAGCTTCCAGCGACAAGAGAGTGGCGCAATGCTTGGAAGATTAGTGAAGACCTAGCCACCGATGAAACCGTAGCCGCATAGGAGAAACCTCATGGCACCAACAACATATATCGTAGATAAGGACGGTAATCAGATTGATGCTTCAACCGCTACCGTTCCATCTGACCGTCACTTCAGAGACGCATGGACTCTGAATGGAAAAGTCATTTCTGAAGACATGACTGCTGCTAAAGTTATTTTCAAGGACAAAATCCGTGAAGTACGTCAGCCGCTGTTAGAAGCAGAGGATGTCGTGTATATGAAAGCACTAGAGGCTGACGATGCTTCTGCAAAAACTGCATCTGTAGCTAAGAAGAAGGCTCTGCGTGATGCACCTGCTGCTTCTGCAATTAGCGATGCAGATACAATCGCAAAGCTAAAAGCAGCTTGGGATACATCTGTATTGGGTGACAGCCCTTACGCGTAAGGAATAGGTTATGCCCTTAACTAAAATTATTGATGGTGGAATGTCAGCAGGGGCTGTGTTGCAGGTTGTGCAAACTGTGGACACCACACAAGTATCATCCTCTGGTTATAGTAGTTTTACAGATTTAGGGGGATTGTCTGTAACAATTACTCCATCCTCTTCTTCTAATAAAATTATGCTTTTAACAACAATCGGTACTTTGGACCACTCGCAAAACACTTATCAGATGCACATGAGATACACAAGAAATGGCACAGCCATTCTCACGCAAAGCAGTGGCAGTCAAACAACGACGACACAATCTGTAAGAGGTATTTTGTCTGGCGATACTAACGGGCAAAATTGTTGCGTAATACCTTTGTTGATAGATACCCCTTCTTCTACAAGCGCACTCACTTATAAAGTGCAACTATACAACTACAATGGTAATACTTTTTACTATAACCGAACAGCTAACAATACGGATGGTGCAGGATTCAATGCTCCACAATCAACGATTACTGCGATGGAGATTGCGGGATGATTGATAAAGCATTGATGGAATTGCGACCAGATGCAAAATGGACACTAACTGGGTCTACATTGTCTGGACTAGTTTGGCACGATGACTCAAGCACTCGTCCAACTGATGCCGAAATAAATGCAAAGGTTACTGAATTGGAAGCTGCCGAACCTTTGCGTTTGTTGCGAGTAGAACGCAATCGTAAAATTGCAGAAACCGACTGGTGGGCATCTAGTGACTTGACCATGACAGATGCACAAAAAAAGTATCGTCAAGACTTACGAGATATCACTAAAACTGCAACATCACTTGATGATGTTAAGTGGCCGGAGAAACCATAATGCCATACATAGGAAAATCTCCAGAGTTTGGTGTTCGTAACCGTTTTGTATATCAAGCTACAGCTAGTCAAACCAGCTTTAGTGGCAGTGACGGTGATGCGAAAACACTGAGCTATACGGACAGCCTGTATATGGATGTGTATCAGAACGGTGTGCTTCTAAAGCCCGGAACTGACTATGCAGCTACAACAGGCACAAGTGTTGTATTAGTTACAGCCGCCAGCCTGAACGATATTGTTGAGATGGTGGTCTATGACACCTTTGCTATATCTAGCAGCTACACTAAGACAGAGAGTGACACACGCTATCCGTTCAAGGGCAACAACAGCATCATCCGTCTGAATGGTCAAACTATCAGCGCAGACATCACGATTGACAGCGATGAGAATGGATTATCTGCTGGTCCTATAACGCAGTCTGCAACCGTTACTGTTAATGGTTATTGGAGTATC